GTTCGTCTTCCGATACACTTCCTAAATTGTCGTCGCCATACGTCATCATCGCCACGTAATCCTGAAACTTGCGTCTTGTCTCAAAATCGGTGTACGGATAAACGGTATAAAAATAACACCGTAAATTCAAACAACCAACTATCGAATTCAAAATCACAGTCAAAGAATTTCCAGAGATGTGAGAACCCTCTTGAAACGAAACCAGAGATCCATCAACTGCCATAAACGCATAAACAATATCTCCCGACATTGCCTTCATGCGAGTTATGTGTATTGGTAAATATCCAACTAGTTTCTTGGCACAATCTATCAATAATCTCATTGACGCAAACAATTTTTGCGCAGATATGCTAGTGTCGTAATCTTTGTAATCACCTGCCAACAATCTGTGAATTCCATGCTTTGTTGCATGTTGATAGAACTCTTCCCATTCCGGCCCATAACAATTAATTCCTACTGCACACTCCGACTTCAAGGGGTGCATTTGGAGTACTCTCATCACGGGCAAGAAATATTTGCGAATCATGTATGTCAATACCAAAGAATTACCATAAAACATACGGCATTTCTCCTTTGCTAGGATTTCATCCTTCTTGCAAACTTTGGCTACACAATAAGCTCTCTTTCCTTGGGAATACAAAGCCTCAACTCGTTTAATCTCCGTCTCAATCTCTGGTAAAAACCTGCGGTTTAAACCTTGCTCGTCTGGTTCGTCCTCAATGATATACTTAGACTTTTTGCCTCCAAATTGAACTCCCGAAGAAGTATTCAACTTCATGGCATCAATAAAACGCTTTCCAGGTATACCATTGATCGTCTCTCTGTCGGTTAATGGTCGCGTGTCCTTCCACATATCCATTTCAAATAGAGGTAATACCGCGGACTTATAGTCCTTTACCGCCATAATCAATGTAGAATGTGGCACACTGCGCGCTGGCATAGCAACTTTCCTCGCCCACTGCTGATATCCCCACCATTTCGGTGACATCTTAGGTGGACGGTACACGTTGGGCATGTCGCAATGATTCAGTACGCTTTCACTGATAGGACTAACTATCACATCTGATTTTGACGTTTCCTCAGTTCCGACAACTTCACCATAATACTCCACTTGAGTCTGCTTTGGCATGTAATTCAAAGCACTTTTCTTGTGCAACCCAGCTTGTATGAACAATTGCTTGCCCATAACATCTGTTTTGAATTCACTTTCCGCTCCTGAAACAAGCACACCTTCGCACTCTTCTAGGATCTCCAAAGCTTTGTTCACTTTTCCTTGCGTTAATGAACAATATCCTCCTTGTGGTGTATCTGAGACTCCTCCTACATGACAACCAATTATCATTGGGGCAGCATAGTGAGCCACCAAAGTGGCTCCACACAATCCCTTGAATGTATTGAACGACAAATTATCAAATGTTCCTCCGACAAATTTATCATATGTCAACACACTACCTGGTTTTGTGCGGCCCGATCCAACGACCATTGTTCCATCCTTTTGGCGGTAATGCATCTTAAATGACATTGCTTGCAATTCCTCCAATGGCAAATACTTTGTCAAGTCTGCATACGATCCACCCGTAGGACTGTAGCATAGTCTCAAGTCCGTTCCTTCTATCAACGCAGATGCATGTATGGAAATATGAGTTCTAAATCTACCTCCACATGTATCTGGTTTCTCCTTTCCACACAGAACGTTAAATTCATCACCGCATATTTTGAAATAATGATGAGGTACCACCACAACATTTGATTTCAAAAACAAGAAATTCGCACACCCAGTCTTCCCGTCCTCTCTTTCTATGGACGCATAGACAAGGTTCTTGTTCAATTTCTTGGCAAATCTATCATACGTGATGCATCTTGATTCTGATGACGCTGGCAGTGGTCGTTTATATACCTCTGCCCATTCATCCTTCTCTGAATCTCGCTGGTCGATTTCGTCCTGTGTTGTTGGGTCCAGCGATCCTTGTTCCTCTTGAGATCTTTTCCAAGCTTGATACACTCGTACCAACGCATAAATACCAGCTGCACCAATTGAAGCCTTTACAAATAATTGCAGGTGCTTCGCTTTAACACGACTGGTAATGGTTTCAATCTTGAGGGACTTCTTGTCCAACTCATCCAACAATTCATTTTCCACACGCTCTGTTTGGTCCTTCAATGAATAAAGAACCCACATGAATAACAAAGGAGTCATTGCCACAACTATTCTCCAAGGCAACATTGCAAACAATGTTACGTTGCCAATTAGCCACGTATACATCATCTTCGATGTCTCCTCTTTGCAACGCTCCAAGACAGTATCTTTGCCAACTATCTTAATAAAACGTTGTATCCATGGATGTTTTATGCATGGTGTGGGTACGAACTGAACCCAATTCCAATTTTCTAGGAACTCAGATCCATATTCGTACATGGCTTTCGCAGCTTTCAAATCCAACTCATCTGCTGCAGGGGCCATAACCCTCCTTGCTTGCCGCAACAAGCGTTTTCCTGCCATGTAAGTGTGAAATCCAAAATGAGGTTCCAAGGGAGTGTCTTCTATACTCCCTGCGTCACTATATTCTAAACCCTCAGAATTGACACAGTCATTCTCAGCTTCAAAATCCCGTGGTTCTATCTCATCACTTGGGTGACTCTCATCATCCTCGTATGAAACCTCATCACATGGTCGACACACATCATCCTCTTCATATGAAGTGTCGTGCAAAGGATGCTCAATACAGTTTGCCCTTACCTGTCTACATCCAGGGACAGTACACCGTTTGATCTTATTCTTCACACGATTGTTCTTGTTCTCCACGATAGCTGTTTGCATTTGCCTATGGTGATCAAATCTATGGACAAGATAATTAATCGCCGTGGCCATATTAACATTTATCATGTTGATTCCAGCCCAATGGACTGGTGCATAATGAGCAACCACCGATAACTTTTCTGGTTGAATAGCCTCTTCTATCGTGATGTTCCACACATCATCGAATGCTCTTTCTATTTGCTTTCCAGTTTCTGGATCGGTGTAAAAATCATGCACTAACTGAGATTCTAAACCTGCATATGAATTTCCAACTTGTTTCTGGAACTCCGGTTTGGCTTCAACTGTGATACATATCACACGCCTCTGAATGGAATAAGGACAATTGGAGTAAACTCCAGCATCCAAATCCTTCTTGTTCGTTGTGACTGCTACTACCTCCGGTTCCACAAACACCCTGCCTTTGCTGGCTAGGTCCGCCATATTTGCGATAAACGGGTCATTGTTCATGACATCAATCAGCATCTTTGTTGGAGGTGTTTTTACAAAAGAGGATTTCTCATTACTAAAATCATCTAATGTCATCACCAACTTATCAGTTTTCCATCCTGATAAATACTGATCTCCTGCGTTCACCGACATACGGTATTCCTTCTCCATTGGCAGATTCTGGCTTGACAACAATACATCAATAACCTGATCTGCACAAGTGGTTTTCCCTTGATTGCTTTTTCCAAAGAACTCTAATCCAAAGGGAGCCTTCCTTATACCACTTGCCAATTTGGCTGTTACGAAATCGTTTCGAACTCTATTGACCTTCTCAAATTTGTCCAATACCAATTTCTTATCTAGCCCAGTCAACGTCAATGACAACTGGCGCAAATTTTCAGATAACTTCTGCAATTTTGAATCGAATTCATGATCCGATTTCTCCATTACTTTCTCAAGATTGCCATTCTGCACTAAATCCCACATAGCCAATACCTCGAAGTACTCGTCATCTAATTGTGTTGCCGACCAGTCATTTAACAACAATGGCTTCAAAGATCCAGTCTTCAAACACATGTAAATTCCTTCTGCAAAGAATATCACAGTGTCGCAAACTGCATCTCCAAAATCTGTTGCTGTCATGTGGCGTTCCAAGATCTTTGTTTCAAAAACTCGGAAGGGTCCAATCTTGAAATCAACATCCGACGCTTTGCATACTCCCATGCACACCAAAACTCCAAGGAGTTTGGATATCTGGGCAAATGCTTTGTTCGAACGTGCCAATTGCCAATTGGATCTCACAGATTTCAAACACTCAAGCCATTTGGGTACTTCAGCTGCTTCAAAGCTCGACTGCTCCTCCAGAAATAGCTCGGTGATATAATCCATGACCACTTTGCTCACAGACGTTGAAGCGTACGCCCTTACGTACAATCCAATCGCTGACATTGCTCCTAGAGCTGTTGTTTGTTGTGACAAATTCGTCACTAGCAATATTGCTCCTTCCACATCTCGAATAATGTCGTCTGATACGACATTTCCAGCCATCCCTTTCAATTGGTGAATGGTTGGCATTAGCTTCGAAAGCCTGGCCAAACCATCCTGTTGTTCCATCACCACGGTTTCTCCTTCCATCGAAACCCCCTTCTTTCCTTCTAATTCTTGTTTATCTCGTATATTACACATTTTGGAAAATTAGGTTTCAATAGAATTGAAAAACGTATTTGGTAATGTTTCATATTTAGGGTAATTTGTGTGAGGTCCGGAATGTTACATCGGCAAAACTCACTGTTGCTGTTTCAATATATTAATCCATATATTAGGGAGGTTCATGCGCCTGGATTTCCACATCTGACTACTTAACCCGCATCACCTGGGCTTCCTCTTTGTCTTGCGACATACCTCTGATCAAAGGTCAACTTACATGGGACAACGTAAGCTGCTAAATTGCATAATGTTATTCTGCTGTTACAGTCACTGCCTACAGCAGCCAAATTGAATCAATTCCACTGTTCATCAATTTGGGCACATAATTA